GGTGAACAAGCACGAGCCGAAATCGCCGCCGGGAAACGGCCTGTCCTGCGCGGTCTGGATCCAGTCGATCCGCCCGGTGCGCAGCTCCGGGCTGAGCGTCACCAGCGGCAACGTCACCTTCCACGTGCGCATCTACGGCGGGATGCTGACCGAGCCGCAGGACGACATCGACCCGAACATGATGTCGGCGGCCACTGCCCTGATGGCCGCCTACAGCGGCGACTTCGACCTGGGCGCCACGGTGCGGTCGATCGACCTGCTCGGCATGGACCGCGATCCGCTGTTCGCGCAGGCGGGCTACCTGACCATCAGCCAGAAGATGTTCCGGGTGATGGTGATCACCCTTCCCGTAATAGTCAACGACATGTTCGCACAGGCAGGCTGAAATGGCGAAAGTAAGCGGATTGGGCGATAACTTCTACATAGCTGGCGTGGACATTTCGGGTGACGTCAACAGCCTCAGCCAGATCAGCTGCCCGGGTGCGGTGCAGGACGCCACCGACATCACCCAGAGCGCCACCGCGCGCCTGGAACTGCTGAACGACGGCGCCCTCGACTTCAACGTCTTCTTCGACACCGGCCCGGCCGGGACCACGGGCGAGCACGCCGTGCTGTCCCAGCTGCCCTATGCCGACTCAATGGCCAGTTACTACCGGGGCACTGCCCTGGGCAGCCCGGCCGCCTCGATCAACGCCAAGCAGCTCAACTACGACTGGACCCGCGCCACCGATGGCTCGCTGATGGGGGCGGTCAGCTTGCAGGCCAACGGCTTCGGGCTGGAGTGGGGCCTGCAGCTGACCCCGGGCAAGCGCACTGACACCGGGGCTACGGCGGCATCGGCGGCCAACTCGGTCGATACGGCCGCCTCGCTGGCCTTCGGCGCGCAGATGTACGTGCACCTGTTCGCCTTTACTGGCACGTCGGTGACGATCGCGCTGTGGGACTCTGCCGACAACAGCACCTTCGCCGCCGTGGCCGGAATGACCACCACCGCGCTGACGGCGGCCCCGGCAGCGCAACGGGTGGCCATCTCCAACACCTCGACGCTGCGCCGCTACCTGGCCGTGGCCACCACCGGCACATTTAGCAATGCTCAATTTGCCGTCATGGTCAACAAAAACCCCGTGGCTGGAGTTATTTTCTGATGCGCGTCGAGCACACGCCGTTCCGGATCCAGCCCGCGCTGCCGGTGCAGGCCTACAAGACCTACCAAGTGCTCAGCCCGCCGTACCCGGTCAGCTGCGCCCAGGCGGCCTGCGAGGCCTACCTGCACGGCTGGAGAACGGTCGTGGACGAGCGAACCGACCTCGGCCAAGCCCAGGCGCACTACATCCGCACCGGGGCCGGACGGGGCTTCACCGAGGCCCGCAACGAGGCCGGGCTGACCGAGTTCACCTTCGCCGCCGGGCAGCGCTGCTTCGGCCAGCACCGGATGCCCCAGGAGGGCGCCGAACGCTTCCTGGTGCGTCCTGGCGACTGGCGCGGCATCACCGGCCCGGTCCGCGAGCACACCCGGGCGCAATTCTGGGTTGAGGACTTTGCCGAGCACCTCGACCGGCTCAACACAGCCATTGAAAGGGGCTGATTCCATTGGCAAAGAGCACGGGCCTTTCCTGGACCACGTTCTCTGTCGGGGACGCCAGCAATGCGGCCACCGACATTCGCAATGACTGCACCGACATCCAGATCAGCACGCCCCGTGCGGTGCAGGACGTCACCGGCCTGGACAAGGCGGCCAACGAGCGGCTGCTGGTGCTGGCCGACTACTCGGTCACCGTCAACGGCGTCTTCAACCCGGCTGGGGCGCACCTGATCTTTTCCACAGTGGCATCCACATCGGTGAACCGCGCCGTGCTGCTGACCACCAATGGCAAGAACCTGAACATGGGCGCCACCGGGGCGGGCAACGGCGCGGTGATCTTCACCGACTACCAGGTCACTCGCGCGGCGACCGGCGAGCTGACCACCAGCGCGCCCGGCCAGCTCGCGAACGGCGCCGTGCCCACCTGGAGCTGACCCGTGGCTGGTTACCGCAAGAAGCCGAAGACCTACACCCTGACCTGGGCCGAGGACCACGAGTACCACGGCCTGGAGGTGTCGCTGAAGGGCCTGACGGTGGCGAAGATGCTGGACATCGGGCGCAGCGCCTCGGCGGTCACCACCGACGCCCAGGGCACGCTCACCGAGGGCACCGATGAGACCCGGGACATGTTCGAGACGTTTGCCTCCTGCCTGGTGCGCTGGAACCTCGAAACCGAGGACGGCGAGCCGGTCCCGGCGACCTTCGACGGCGTGACCACCCAGGAGTTCCCGTTCATCCTGGACCTGGTTGTCACTTGGATGGAGGCGGTCGCCGGTACCGGCGGCAGCAACAGCAAGGGCGGCGATAGCCCTTTGAGCGAGACCTCATCCTCTGGGCTAGCTGCCCTGGAGGCATCGCTCCGGATGGATCCATTGTCACCAAGCCCCGCGAGCTAGCGCACGCCGAGACGGTGCTGGGCCTCTGCGAGCGGTTTCACTGCCTGCCCTCGGCGCTGGCGGACGAGGACGCTAGCCTGCTGCGGCTGCTGAAGATCGAGGCCCTCGGCAAGCGAGAGGAGGGCGAGCCCGATGCCGGGCAATGACGTCGAGATTGTCGTCGGCGCGCGAGACTCCTCCGCTCCCGCCCTGGATGCCCTGCGCGCCCGGCTGAAGGAGGTCCGCGACGCCGCCAGGAACGCCGGCGGCAACATCCAGCTGTCCACCGACTACGGCCGCGCCCAGGCCGACCTGCTGATCAAACGGGTCGAAGAGGTCAAGCGCAAGGTCGCCGACCTGTCCGGCGCCAAAGTGCGGATGGACACCAGCGAGTTCACTCGCCAGACCGGCCTGATCAGCCTGCGGATGGAGCGGCTGAACAAGCTGATCGCCCGGCCGAGGATCGACATGGAGGGCGTCGCCAAGGCGCTGGCCGACATGGCCGCCATCGATGCTGCGGTCGGGCGGGTCAATGCGCAGAACAAGCGGGTCGGCTTTTTCACGCGCACCTCCACCTGGGGTGGCCTGGGTGGCATGCTGAAGGGCCTGATCCCGGGTCTTGGCGGTGCAGGAGCTGCGGCCGGTGCTGGTGCGGCTGGCGCGGCGGGGCCAGCTGGGCAGGCGGGCGCCACGGGCCTGGCCGCCATCTTCAGCAATCCTTACTCTGCTGCCGGGGCGGTCGGCCTTGGCACCGCCGCGCTGCCGTTCGCTGGGCAGGCTGTTGGGACCGGGCTCGTGGGCGGCCTTGGTGCTGAACTACTCCGGTTCGGCATCACTGGCGCGTCCAAGCTCAGGGTGGTCAAGGAGCAGTTCAAGGATCTGACCGCGACCGTCAACAGAAGCATGAAGGAAATCGGGCGCCCGCTGGCCCCAGCTCTTGACGCCATTCTGAAGGCCTTCGGTCATACGATGCGGGTGCTGACGCCAGTCTTTAAGACCGCCATGAAAGATATGGCCGGGCCGCTGAAGACCTTTGGGACCGCACTGGCGAAGGCATTCGCCCAGCCAGCGGTCCAGCATGCCATTATCGCCATTGCTAAGGCGTTCGGCATGATGCTGAAGGCCCTCAGCCCGGCAATCGGCCCGGCGATCGGTGCTCTCGCGACCGGAATCACCGCCGTCGCCAAGGCGGTCGCGAAGAACCCGAAGTCGTTCGCGGATTTTATCACCTTCCTGTTCAAGATCGCCGAGGGCGCTCTGCTTGCCATTGCGTGGCTCACCAGAGTGGCCTCCAACATTGAGAAGTTTATCGGCAAGGTCAAGGGCTATCTGCGGTCCAGCGGTTTCGACGTGATCTGGCACCACATCTGGGATGGCATGAAAATTTCGTTCCAGGCGACCTGGGCGTATATCAAGGGCGCTCTGAAATTCGGTCTCGACTGGATGTCTGGCGAGTTCCGGATCGTCCTGGACCTAATCCAGGGGCACTGGAAGAAAGCGTGGACCGACACCAAGAAACTGGGTAGCACGCTGTGGCATGACATCGGGAACATGTTGAAGGCCATCTGGGATGCGCTGCCCGGCTGGTTGCGCAGAGACCTGGAAAAGATAGCCCACGAAACTGCGGTTATCTTTGATGGTGTCCGCCACGAAATCGCTCACGTCTGGGATCAGATTTTCCAGAACACCATTGGCACGGTGATCCGGTTCGGCCATGACGTGGAGCGCGACTTCAACAATTTCCGGCACCGGACGGCGGTGATCTTCGACGGAGTTCGCCACGATATTGCTCATATCTGGGACATGATCTGGAATAACACGATCGGCCGGATCATGCGTGGCGCGACGGATGTGGGCCGGGGATTCCGCACCGTGTGGAATGCTATCTGGAATCAGATCAGGCACTGGCCGCAGTGGCTGTGGAACATGGGCAAGCAGATACTGACCATGCTCTGGAACGGTGCCAAGTCGATGGTCAGTCCCATCGTGAATTTCTTCAAGAGCTTCGCCAATGGCATTGTCCACGTATTCAAGAGCATCTGGGGCTGGTTTTCCCCGTCCAGTGCCATGTACCAGGGCGGCAAGTCGCTGATGGAGGGCCTGGCGAAAGGCATCCATGACCATGCGCACAAGGCGCAGCGCGCGGCCCGGAACGCGGCCACGGGCGCGGTCAGCGGCATGGGCGTGGCGCCGAACGGGCCCGTCCAGATGTACGCGAAGCGGCTGCTCGCCGCTTACGGCTGGGGCAACCAGTGGGGTGCCTTCAACGACATCGTGATGAGGGAGTCGGGCTGGAATCCGCTTATCCAGAATCCGACATCTGGAGCCTATGGGATTCCGCAAGCCCTGCCGGGCTCGAAAATGGCCAGCGCGGGCGCGGACTGGCGCACCAACCCCTATACCCAGCTGCGCTGGATGATGTCCTACATCCGCTCACGCTGGGTCAATCCGATCGGCGCGGATTACAACGAGCGCACCCAGCACTGGTACCGCTCGGGCCTCATCGGCGGCATCTTCTCGCGCCCGACTCTGATCGGTGTGGGTGAGGCCGGACCGGAGCAAGTAGACGTGACCCCGCTTGGCCGGGGCGGCCGTCGCATCGTGCTGGAAATCCGCAGCACCGGGCACTCTGACTTCGACCGGTTCATGGTGAGCTGGCTGCAGCGCGCGGTGCGCACCAGAGGCGGCGGAGACGTGCAGGTGGCCTTCGGGGGCCGTTCGTGACCACGCCGATGTTCCCGCTGCCGGTGCTGGTGGAAATCCTGCTTAACGGCACGTGGACCGACATCACGTCCTTTGCCTATATCCGCGACGGCGTCACCATCACGGGCGGCCGGGTGGATGAGAACTCCACCCCGAGCCCCGCGACAGTCACGCTGACCCTCAATAACACCGATGGCCGGTTCAGCCCGAACTACACAGGCGGCGCCTACTACCCGTACCTGGTGCGCAATACGCAGCTGCGCCTGTCGGTGCAGAACGCCACCTCCAGCTCGGGCAACACCTACACCGGCTACCGATTCTGGGGAAAGGTCGCCGACTGGCCGCCGCAGTCCGACGTCACCGGCATCGACGTGTTCTGCCAGATCACCGCGAGCGGGCCATTCCGCCAGCTCAACCAGGGCGGCGGCAAGGGCTCGGCGCTCACTCGTTATTACGGGACGCTCACCGGGCAGCAAGCACCAATCGCCTACTGGCCCTGTGAAGAGGGTCTTTTGTCCTCGGCCATGGGCGCGGGCCTGTCGTCCAGCACGCTCATCACCGGGGTCCTGTCCGGTGGCTCGGCGATGACCGTGACGCAGGGCAAGCCCACCTGGAAGGCGATCGTCTTCAACGGCTCGGCGCCGGTCCCGGTGATCAACCGCTCCACCTGGGACGGGCTGACCAGCAGCTTCGGCGCCTCGGGCAACGACGTCTACAACACCCCGGGCACCTACACCTGGGTGGCCTCGACCACCACCGTGGACTGCCGGTGCACTGGATCCGGGGCGGGCGGTGGCAACGGGCAGAACGGCGGCGCGCAGCGCATTGCAGGCGGCGCGGCTGAGTTCGCCCGTGAGGCGACCCTGGCCGTGACCCCAGGCAATAGCTATACCTTCACCGTTCCGGCTGGCGGGCAGGGCGGCGTGGGCGGCTACGGGCTCGGGGAGAGCCCCGGGCAGGACGGCGCGGCCATGGTCTTCGCCGGGGACGTCACCACCGTCACGGCCAATGGCGGTCATGGCAGGCGGTTCGGCTCTGCGGGCGCTGCCGCTGGCGGCACCGGATCCACGAACACAACCCATTTCAACGGGGGCGCCGGCGGCACGGCGACCAGTGGCACCTCATCAGGTGGTGCCGGCGGTGGAAGCTCCGGGGGCTCGGCGTCGGCAGGCAATGCCGGGCACGCCAACTCCGGGAGCACGGGCGGCGCCGGGGGCGCTGCGGTGACCGGTGGCGGCGCGGGCGGCAAGGGCGGAAACACCGGGACCAGCGGCAGCGGCATCTCGGCTGGATTCACGGGAGCCACTCCGGGCGGGGGCGGCGGGTCTGGTGGCGCGAATCTCACCACCGACTACAAGTACGTCGGCGGCAATGGCGGCCCCGGCCAGCTCCAGCTGGTCTACACCCCGCCAGCTGGGCCCCCGGTCGCGGTGATGCGGTTCGTCCTGAATGTGCCTGCCCACAGCGGCCAGGACAATGGCGAGCTGATCCGGTTCTACCTGGGCGGCTCGGGCACCAACCCGATCGACCAGGTCAGGGTCATCTATGGCAAGGGCAGCGGCGGCCGGCTCAAGCTGCAGGGCTACAACGCCACCCCGGCGCTGCTGTTCGACTCGGGCTTCACCAGCTTTTCCGCTGACGGCAACACCCTGCTGGTCAGCATCGAGCTGGTCCCGTCTGGATCCGGGGTGAACTGGAAGCTGACCGCCATCAAGACCGACACCACCACGCCCCGCGCCTACACGGTGGCCACGGTGAGCGGCACCCAGGCCAGTTCCACCCTGGGCAACGTGTCCGAGTGCACGGTCGGCAACAACGGCGACATCACCAAGACCTCGATCAGCCACATCTCGGTCCAGTACGCGCTGATCGACCTGCGCACCGTCTACCGGGCGCTGAATGGCCACGACCAGGAGATGGGCATCGACCGGTTTATCCGGCTGGCCAATGAGCAGGCGCTGGACAACGAAATCAAATGGCGTGAGACCCAGGACCATTGGGGCTTCGAGACCGGCACCCAGAGCTGGGTCGGCACCAACTGCTCGCTGGGCATCACGACGAACGTGATCACCGCCCCGGTGGCGGCCTACCAGCTGTACACGGCGTGGCCGCCCGAGGGCGTGCAGGCGCTGCTGATCACCGCCAGCGGAGCTGGCCAGCCATCCGCGAGCAGCCCGACCGGCACGTCCGGCCAGTGGGTGCTCGGCGCCCGGACGAACACCAGCAACGACGGTGATGTGGTGAGCGTGGCCGCTGAGGTCTTTGCCCCGACGCTGCGCAACAACCTGTACATCGGCCTCGCGTGGTACAACGGCGCGGGCACCTTCCTGAGCCAGAGCAACAGCTCTGACACGGTGGTGGTGGCCGGGGAAATCGCCACGCTCCAGGTCTCGTATTCCGCTCCGTACCAGGCCCAGTATTTCGCGGTCGTGGTCGGTAATCACGCCGTCGATGCCAGCGGCATCCTGCTCTACGTCGATAACGTGCGCTTCCACGCGCAGATGGGCCCGCAGACCCGGAAGGAATACAAGGAGTTCCTGGAGGAAATCGAGGACCTGGACCAGGGCATCCTGGAGGAGGCCAAGGACGGCTACGGGCTGAAATACCGGACCCGCATCTCGCTGATCAACCAGTCCCCTGCGGTGACCCTGGACTATTCCCAGAATGACATCAGCCTGCCATTCCTGCCGCAATTCGACGACCAGAAGATCAAGAACGACATCACCGCGCACCGGCATAAGGGCAGCCGGGTGCGGGTCAGCCTGGATGGCTCGGGCAACATGAGCACCCAGATGATCGGCCGCTACCGCAAGACGCTGAAGGTGATCGCGCACGACGATGCGCAGCTGGCCGCCCTCGCCGCTCATTTGCTGAATTTGGGCACCGTGCAAGACGAGCGGTATCCGACCATTACGGTCGATTTGACTCGCGCGGCGCTGGCTGGCACGCATATCGCGACGCTGATGAGCGCGGTGGCCTCGGTCGAGCCCGGCGATTACGTCCAGGTGACGAACCTGCCATTCTGGCTGCCAACGTCCACGACCAAGCAGATCGTGCTCGGCTATACCGAGGTGCTGGGCGCCGACAGCGGCGGGAACTGGATGTGGACGATCACCTGGAACTGTGCTCCGGAAAGCCCCTATGAACTGACCATTACGTCGCTTCGACGTTGGTGATAATATGGAAAACATGGAGAAAGGAGGTGATTCGCTCCAGTGGCTTCCATTCTCGACATCTATACCCTGGAGCAATTAGCAGGCCGAGGAGGACATTTCCGCGCTGCGTGCCCAGGTGGATCTGCTGAACGAAATCATCTCCATGGGCAACGGGCCTATTCCGAACGTGCCCGCCAGCGGTTTCGTGAGCCTGTTCGCCTCCGGTGGCCAGCCGAACTACATCAACGCGGCCGGGCTGCAGATGGGCCTGGTCGGATCCCAGAACGCCACCTTCCCCGGCAACTCGGTCGTGGCGGCCACGCTGCAGAACCTGGGCTCGTTCACGATCCCGGCCAATGACGCCGAGGCGGGCGCCGTCTACCAGCTCGAAATCGAGGCCAACTTCACTCAGGCGGCGGGCACCGCCACCACCATCAGGTTCACCAGCAACTTCGCGGGCACCACTGACGGCGACCAGACCCTCGGCGCTGCGTTCTGCGCCGCTGGCGGCACCGGCCGGTTCTACGGCCGTGTGCGCGCTTACTGCGTGACGACAGGCGTTTCCGGGACCTGGAAGACGTCCCTGCTGGCGATCACCACGCCCACTGCTGGCCCGGCAGGCTCGTATGTGGCGGAGGACAACAGCTCGGGCTCGGTGATCACGGCGGACACGACCGCGAGCCAGGTGCTGGCCCTGAAGGTGGCCTGGGGCACCACGACCGGGTCGCCGGGCATCACCAACCGGGTCACCATCGCCGGGCGTATCGCATAGCCGCTCAATCCTCTTCGAGCGGGAGTTCCGGCAGCGGGTGCTTTCCCTGCGCGGCCAGCGCGGCACTCATGGCGCCACGCTTGCGCCGGGCCCGCTGGAGCGCCGCCCGGCACGCCCGGCAATGCCGCTCACCATGCCACCAGTAGGTGTTGGCCTCGTCGAACGGGTGGCCGTGGTCGCACTCGTCCTTGCGGGTGTTGCGGTGGTTCAGGTCGGCGCGGGGCTGGTGCGGGCTGCGCCGCTGGTTGAGGAGCCTGGTTGTCACGTCCAGGCTCCAGGGATCCACGCAAGACCGGTGGATGCAGGGACCGCCGGGACACAGCCCGGCCCAGGCGGCTGCATTATGGCAGAGGTGATCGAGGGTCATGTTCGCTGGGATCGGGTCACGCCAGACCGTGTAGGCGAACCGGTGCGCCAGCACGTTGACCTGGCATCTCAGGCCGAAGTAGCCGTAGCCGCTCTTCTTGCTGACGAACCGGGTGAAGCGCAGGCAGTCACCATCCGGCTCGGTCATGCCGATGAAACGGATCACGTCGGACTCAGATATCTCCACGATGCGCCTCCCGGCGGGCATGGCTAGCGGGAAGCGCAGCCCATCGGGGAAAGTCAGCAGGCTTGTCATATAGGCAGTATACTGCTGCTAGTCCTCTTCCAGGGGAAGTTCTGGCAGCGTATGCTTGCCTTGTGCCGCGAGGGCTGCACTCATGGCTCCATAGTCTGTGGCCAAATTAGCGTACAGCGAATACATCAGGATCACGAACACCCCAGTGGTGTCCCAGAAGCCCCGGGCGAAGAAGAACAGCAACGCGAAGACCGGGAAGTTGATCAGCCAGTAAATGGCGCCGTAGCGGTGCACCCGGTACTGCACCATCGGGTCGGACTCCAGCGCGGTCACCGCGACCCGCACCCGCCCGGGGACCTTGCGGACCCGCACCCGCGCCTTTACCGGCGGCGTGGCGCGCAGCTCGGCGACCTCGGCGCGCAGCGCCTGAATCTCGGCCATCAGGTCGGCGGTGGTCGGCGCCATCACGGGATCCCGGGCGCGGCGCTGCACGAGCGGGGCAGCACAGGGCGCGGCGGCAGGGTGACGTGGTCATGGGCGGCGAGCAGCTCCATCGCGTCCCACTGCCGCGCCTCCACCACGCACAGCCGCAGGGTGCCGTTGTCGAGCTTGCTGTAGATGTCGTTGATCGCCCAGCCGATGCTGACAACCGACAGTACGCCGAGCGCGGCGAGCACCCCGACAGCGGCCTGGATGAGCCGCAGCTTCCTCAGCTGCGCGTGGCCAGGTGGATCACCGCCAGCGTCCCCAGCACCAGCAGCGGCAGCACCAGGCCGGTCACGATCGCCAGGGCCGCCTGCCACACCCGGGTCTGGTGCTCGGTCCGTACCTGCGCCTGTTCCTGCCATCGCTGCTCCATGGCATGTTCGAGGGCCTCGATCCGCTGCACCAGGGCGTGCATCTCGGCGTCGTAGCGTCCCCAGGTGACGTAGCCGCCGTTGCCCGGAGTCTCTGCCCGGTCGGCCATGCCGCCAGGGTAACCCCGGCCTACAGCTTCCGGGTGATGCTGATCGCCCGGCGGTGCTCGATCGCCCGCTCGGCGCTCAGCGCCCGGCCGTAGACCCGCGCCATGTCCGGGGTGGACCACCCGTACAGCCGCATCGCGTCCTGGTCGCTGATGCCGGCCCGGAAGGCCTCGTGGGCGCTCCAGTGCCGCAGCTGGTGCGGCCGGATCCGGGCGATGCCCGCCTGGTCGCAGCGGCGCCGCAGCATGTGGGTGATCCCGCTGGCGGTCAGCGGGCCAGAAGACCCCCGCCACAGCCACAGCACGGCGCCTGGGCGCTTGTGGAGGGCGGACAGGTACTTGCGCAGGGCCACGGCGGTGCGCTCCTCACAGGGCACCAGGCGCCACCGGCCGCCCTTGCCGCGCACGTTCACCAGCATCGCCCGGAGCATCAGCGACTCGGTGGCCAGGCCCGCGCACTCGGCCAGCCGCAGCCCGGCGTCGGCCATCAGCAGGATGATCGCCTTGTCACGCAGGTCGTTGAGCCGGGGCCCGTTGCAGGCCATCAGCAGCGCGCTGATGTCGGCGCTGGACGGCACGGGGGGCGGCTTGTCCGGCGACCTCGGCAGCGTCATCCTGGCCATCGGCGAAACCTCGATCAGCTCTTCCCTGGCGGCCCAGCCGTAGAAGGCGTGCAGCGACCGGTACCGGACCAGCTGGGTGGCGGGCGAGTGCTGGATCCGCATCTTGATCAGGTAGCTCTCGATGTCGCCGCGTGCCAGCTCCAGCAGGTCGGCGCCGCCGCAGTGCTCAGCCAGCTGCTCGCAGGCCTCGCCGTAGCTCTGGATGGTGCGCGGCGAGCGGCCGAGGGCTTGCATCTGCCGTTCGTAGATGCCCCAGGTGACGCCGTTCGGGTCGCCCGGCGCGGTGAAGATGTCCATCCAGGCACGATAATCAGATGCCCATCGCCTGGCAAGCGGATCACTCAAGCCAGTTTCCGCAGCTAGCGCGCTCGGAGGGACTCGAACCCCCAGCCTTCTGATCCGTAGTAAGGCATCGTCAGGGCCTTCTGGACCATGATCGGCTTACTAAGCTCGCTTGATAATCCCAGGTCAGAGCCCCGGCCGGTAGTGCAGGTCAGCGAGCCGCGCGCCGGATTAGATGCTGCGATCCTCCCGTGACCTGGCCTTTGACCTCGCCGGACCCTGTTGACCGTTTCAACAGCGTTCCGCAAGCGCCT